CCGGAGGAAGAGCAAGTTCTTCCGCAATTTCAGTATTCTTAATCGAACCGGCCTCTTCAAGAGTTTTACCCTGAAGCCATGTCGTAACGAGCGACGAACTCGCAATCGCCGAACCACAGCCGTAAGTTTTGAATTTTGCGTCCGTAATAACATTATCTTCTACCTTTATTTGTAGTTGTAGCACATCGCCGCAGGCTGGGGCCCCAACAAGCCCCGTTCCTACAGTAGGATCATTTTTATCTAATTTACCTACGTTTCTTGGATTTTCATAATGATCCAAGACTTGACCAGAGTAAGCCATAATGTATCCTTTTAAAGAGTAATTGTAATATATTTAACTTCTATTTGCAAGGGCAGACTTGGCCATTGCATTAACTGTTTTTTCAGGATCTGTGCGGGGAGCTTCTGTATTATCTAATGCGGCCATTTCAGAATCATCTGCAAAAGGCTGTAGGTAAACATATTTAACTCCATTTGAATCATCTTTGATATCTTTAATTAAATTTTTAACATTTTGATTATCTTTATATGAATCAAGTAAATTTTCTAATGTAAATTGTTGTTCACCTGTAGTTTGAACAAGATTAATAAGACTATCTGCTCTTATTCTTGGTTGGACATGAGTATCGTGTGCTCTATTTCGTAAGAATTCTAGCGTGGTCATTAAATTAACGTCACCGCGCCCTTCAGCCTCGTCTTCGAGCATATCGTCTATAACGTCTTCGACGATAATTTCAGTGACTTTCATTAACGCTTCTCTCTACCAATTTCGTCAGGGCCTGCTGCTGCATCAGTAGCAGCAAAATCGTCTGCACCTAGGCCGCCTAATTCATCGCCCGGGGCAGTCGGTAATTGGCCAGGAAGACCTCCGTCCATTCCGGTCCCCATTCCGGTCCCCATTCCCATACCCATTGGCTGCGCTACCTGTTCTCCTGCTAAAGCACGAGCGGCTTGGTCGGCGCTTTCTCTTGCGGAACTTAACTGACTGACCATATTTGCTAATAAAGATCCAACGCTGTTTTTAAATGTGTCGGCTTGTTCCATACCAATTTGATCACGGATAGTGTCTAATAGAGCAGGCATTTGCTCATTTTGCATTTTGCTTACATCTTCTAGCATATCCTGGATACTGTCAACCATGTCTTTGGCAGCTAGTATAGCCTGGCTCTTGCCCATTTCGCTTTCCATAATAAGCTGCTGCTTATTTTCTACCATCCAGCGATGTAGACCTTCACGTACTATTAAAAGTTCCATGTACTTTGGATTTTTTTCGGCTACGTGTACACCATGGCTATGCTTAATTTGATTTAAGCTTTCTGTTAGGCCGCGGGCTAATTTATAGGCTTTTATAAAATCTAAGTTAGCATAATCAATCTTAACGCCAAAGCGGCTTTCCATTATTTTGTTAATTTTTTTAGCTGACGGCTTTACGCCCATTTCTGTTAATCTCATAGTAGTTAATTCCCGAATTTCAAGTATTTAGCCGAATTTAAAGTTTTTTTCAAAAACTCATAGTTTATTTTGCACTGCGCCTTTGCATCAGTGTATCTACTCAGAATTATAGCATTTTTTTGTTTATCTTTGGATTTATCCAAAATATGTTTATATATCTTTACATCATTGAGCAGATTTCCCAATTTATGATCTAATTGTAGCAGTTCGTTAGCCATTTTTTGCTTATTAGTTATTTCTAGTAGACAAAATAATATTGCATTTTGTTTCGAAATAAAAGAATGTATCCATGTATTATCCAATTGCTCCACTCGCCAACAATCGTTACTTTGGCCTATAATTTTATAAGTCCCAACTAAAAACCCGTAGTTACCAGCTGGTATAACTACGGGTTCTGTTCTAAATTTTTTAAGTTCTTGTTGAGTCCAGTCTATTAGATATTTTGTACCAAAATTAGTAAACACTTGTTCGGCATTTTCAAATTCTTTTTTGGTATGTAATTTTCCCTTCATGTTTTTTTCTTTTTAAAATATCTTTATTAACTAAATTATTTGCTATTATTTGTTCTCTAAGAGATAATTCTTTTTTAGTGATAATATTATTATTGTAAAATTTACTTAATACATCTGCTTCTTCATTTGTAATTGGTACACTAATTTTATTTAACAGTTCTACTATTTTCATTTTTATTTCATTATAAAGTGTACTATAGTGGTTATAAGTCCAGTTAATAGTGCTACCCCAAATGCAGTGCCTATTGTTATGATCGTTCCTTGAGTTTTTTCGGTCACTGAACTGTCTTTACTCGCAGATTGTGTAACTTGATTTGCCATAAGTGTCGTTCTTATAACAATAATATGCTCTTCTAATTTATCCATACGCTCTTCTAGATTATCTAGTTTCTGTTCCAAGGTACGGTACCTTTCAGCGCATAAATCCACGTGCGCTTCGAGGTTAGTTCTTTCGCTAATGGCCATTTTATTATTATTCTTCCTAATAGAAAAAAGGGTTCTGTTTGGTTGCCTAAAAAATGTGCCATAATATAAAGCCTGAATATGCCGGTGAATCAACAACTATTTATAGGCTTAACCTACCGGCCATAAAACATATGTTTTTAATTGCTCCATATGGATAAAAAATTGGTAACATAAATCGTGCTGTTTCGTCGAGCCCACATATAATTGGTACCTGAGCAAAATCTTTATCTAATTGTCCCACCGGATCACCATTTAGTAGGAACACATCTGCTGCCTCTACTGCAAATGAAAACATCCATACTCGCTGTTTTGTGTGTAAAAAAATATCCCCAAAAGTTGTAGTTGTATCAATTTCAAGTTCTTTATTTTGTGGCCCATCTATTAATTGTGGTTGTGCCCTTAATCCTATACATTGTAATACTGTTTCCCAGTTTCTTTGCTGATTACGCTTAATTTCATGTTCAGTGGTATGTCTTATTACACCTGTGGCAGTTATATCAACTAAAGTAGCGCATGTATAAAAATTCATATAGATATTTATGGTCATAAAAAAAGCAGACCTAGGTCTGCTTTTTATTGGATCGTTACAAATTAAGCCACTACAAAACTTGTGCCATCAGTTACAGTTGCACTACCTAAGTTAACCGAACCTTTCTTTGTACCAATAGCTTGTAATGCTGTTTCCAGAGCACTAGCCGACGGTGCATTAACACCATCACATATTAGGCTAATTTCTCCTGATGTTGCATGTGCAAAATATGCAAGTACAGGCGGGAAAGCTTGAATAATTGCTTCATAAGCTTCGTTAGCTGCGTCGTCTTCAGCTGATAAATTAACCCCGGCCGCTACTACATATAACTTTACACTTTGGCCAGGAACAATTAATGTGCCAGTTGTACCAGCATAAAAATATCCTGCACTACGAGTTAAACCAATTGCCATTTTATTTCTCCTAAATTATTTGCGTTACCGCATGTTAATATTTATGGCAGGCATAAAAAAAGCAGACCGAAGTCTGCTTTTTAAGACATAAAGCCTTATTAGCTGGCTGCTAGTTTAATACCGACGTTACGTACATCTAGTGTAGTTGTAGTAACAGGGGTCTTAGAACCAATGTTAGAACTTAGGCTAGCACGAATTGACTGCTGTAGTGATAATGCAGTCCATGAACTACGCTCAACAATAACGCTCAACTGTGTATTAGCAGCAGTTGCACCTGCATCAACTTGGTAAGCAATAACTGATGCGTTAGTTGAAATGTGATTTAGTAGGGTTTCTACTGCGCCTGCGGTACCGTCTGTACCACGGCTTAATTCAGCTGCTAGGTTACCAGCAACGACTTGAATGTTAAAAGCCTGAATTGGGCTTGCAATACCAGTATTGATTACTTTTGCATTTGCAAAACTACGACCAGCATCTACGTTTTCTACGCCAGCGGTATCGCCGTTTACTTTTGTTACTCCGATTGCCATTTTGTTTCTCCTTAATTATTTGCGTGTTACCGCATGTTAATATTTATACAAATCATCCCATTTTTGCAAAATTAGCAGCACTAAAGACCTGTCTATCTACTATTTTAACTAAACCAGAAGCAGTGGGAAAAATGAATCCTTCACCAGCTGGCTGTCCATTGACAAATTCTTTAATACCAGTTACTTGTGCTGCCAACTGTTTAGCTAAATTTTGCTTATATGCGTATATAGAATTCCAAATTTCTTTCAGGCCTGAATACCCCAAACTTTCTACTATTTCTCCGTTTTTAGATTGCTGAAATAGGGTTCCTGTAAATTCAGGTCCTACTAGAATATTGTATTGTTTTGCACTAATTTGAGTTTGCAACCAATCATGCAACGGCTGATTAGTTTGCCCGGTAATAAATTTATTAAAATAAGTTTTAATTTTATCTCTAGTGGTCTGTGGTAAAGTTGCTAATAACTCGTCAACTGCACCTCCGTATTTTTTAACTGCTGATTCTGCTGCTCGTTCTAATTGCACTGGTGTTTTAAGTGTAAAAGTATTGCCGGCTGTTGGGCTAATTATTGCCACTCCATTATTGATATTTTTTAATCCTTTACCATTCCATTGCACCGGAGGTGCACCTACATCTTTAAAATATTGATGCACTACTACTCCACCTACACTATTACCAATAATTTTCC